TCGTACTACGGTGACAACCTCTCAGACGTTATGTCTGGAGAAGTATCACCCCAAATGTTTGTCAACTAATGTTTGTATGTTTTGTGTGTGTTCACCCCGTGTTTGTGTGTCTGTGTGGTCGATCCAATGGGACCGGCATGTTGTGTTAAATAATTGTTGTTACCTTTCCCACCTGATATTCGGCATCCGCCGATCAGCTAAGGGTTAGGTAAACCGGATGAGTTCCGGTGCGAAGCGGACGGGATAGCTTCGGAAGATCTTTCGTTTCTCAAGGTCGACATCGTACTGTTGGTAGTCGGGTTTAAAACCCTTCGACTTGCAGTATCTTGCCACGTTCTTGAGATTCCAGATCTGCCGATTGCGCTTTACAGCGCGGTTCAGCTTTCTCGTTTGCTTCGCTTCCGTTTCTTCATTCGGTGCGGTGAAGAGCTCTCCTAGAGTTACTTCTGAGTCGAACAGTAGGTTTACGCATTCCTTGCCAACGGCAAGATCGTAGACCTTTACACCCGAGTCATCGTGTTCCACGATAATGGGTTCTGGAATCCTCTTCATGGCGCGCATTCGCGTCGACCACGAAGTTCCAGTCGTTCGAACATCCAAGGGACAAAACTTGGGATCCTTGAGTGACAAGAAAAGACGAGCAATCGCCTTGTCTTTCTTACTCGGTTCCACCACGCCTATAAGGCCAAGTCCCCCTAGATACTCAGGAATGTACCAAGGAATTCCCTCAATCAACTCCGTCACATTGTTCTTTTTGAACATGTTGTGGATATTGAGATGCATCCTCTTCGGAGATGTTGCCATCAGCTTCCGGTAACGGGCACCTGGTTGGTTGTGAGCCTTTGCTCCTTCCACCAGCCCACCACCCTTGCTGCCTGATCTCGTAACTCCCTTCACCAACCCCCAATTAATGTATTTCACCCTATGAAACCTTGTCTGTACTGTTCCCTCCTCCTCTTGTCCGTTTTCATTGACGATGAGCGCGGTGTGGCTCTTTCCAATGTTGAACGTCGTCGAGTTGATTTGCAAGAAGTTCCGAGAGACGAATGTCTTTCCGACCGACTCGCTCATCCCGATGAACGCTCCAATGGTTGCCCACTGCGCATAAACGGAACGTGACGCCTTAAGCACTAGGTCGTCTCCGTTTACGAGGCCTGGGATGTCATCCAATCGATAGCTCCTGCGATTTGCCCTTTCGAAGGCCAACCTCGCGACTGTCGCATTGAGTATGCACAGTACCACAAAGGAAGAGACTGATCCCATAAGCTGCCCCCGCACCTGCGGAAGCGCGTGGCCTTTGCGATCTGGGTTCTCGATTTTATGGCCGGTCAAGGATTCAATGTACACCGCTTCTTCAGCGGCAGTCAGACCCAGGTGTTGCGCAATCCGCGCCCCAACTGTGTCCGAGTACACCTTGAATACCTTGTTCGTGGCCTGAGTGTAGTCCCCCGACATCAGAACCTCATCAGGTCTGAGTTCGGCTCCAACCATCTGCTCGACAATCTGTTCGTCTACGGGCCTTCCCGTCAGAACGAACAACCTAGTCTTGAGCAACTGCTTGGCCAGCTTCAATTGTACAGTTTTCAGTACGAAATGTGAAGCTGGACTACTCTTCGAGATCACCCTAACTTTGAGGGCTTCCGCCAGCGCTATCAAAGAGGCAATGTTAGGCTCGTCACTTGCCGTGTCCATCACCCTCTTCCATAGCTCAGCGTAAGCCTCTCCAAGCTCTGCATCCTTAACCTCCATCCCCTCTAGGAGTCGAACTGTCCAAGGAAATCTCCATGGACCGACCTCCCCCTGGAACACGTCGTCGACATCCAGCGGTTCATCGTCGTCTTCAATCGTCGCCTCTAATTCATCCCATCCCGATCTAGTCTGTGTATAGCCGCCTGGTTGCCGAAGATCTTCCCACATGGGGAGAAATTCGTCTAGCAACCAGCCCGCTGATCCACCGCCTGATCGGGACTCGATGTAGTTGGCTGACGTGGATGGGAAGATTGTCCGGCGCTTATCAGCGTCATTCAATGCTCCCATGCCAGTGAAGACCTCATCAACCGTCTCTCTCAACGCTTTCACCATCATCTCCTGAGTTAGGACTTCTTTGTCCCAAATCTCCTCCGCCTCCATCTCTTCATCGTCATATAGTTCCCAACTGCGGTCCATAGTCTCCCGGAATTTCCAGGGATCATGTACCGCGGCTGTTCGCTCTATTTCGTGCGAGAAGGCGGCAGCGAGATTCTCTCTCAAGGCCCCTCCGTCGGTGTAGTCTGCCAAATCATTTGATGGCAGCTCTACCCACAGGGGTACGACGGCCGGCTCCGTCAAGATGCTGAATGTGGATGTCTTCTTCGCATCGCACTCCTCCGTAGTGGGCCTTGGACAACCTTTTGCCCACCCATTCTGGATAGTGTCGAGAAATTCAAACCAAGCTTCGCTCTTTGAATTTGCAAGCGACGAAATCCATCGTCCGACTGTTCCACCCACAATTGTTGCAGGCTTGTCCTCATCGGGGAACGGCTTCTTTGGCAACTTTTGGTGTCTGTGTATCGCGTAGAATGCGTCACGCTTGTACTTGATGACCTTTAAAGGCATACAAGTCTTCGCGTAACCCTTCCAACGCTTTACGACATCCAAAAGTTGGCTTTGAATTTTGTGGCGGTCACCAGCTTTGGTTTTAAAACCGAAAAGCTGAACCGACTGCCAAACAATACTCATTGCCTGCCCGAGAATCCCCTCCCCATTGAGAACCTGCTCGATTGTCTTCTTCTCCGCCCCCCTGCCCTTCACTCCCTTCTTCCCACCCTCACCCTTCCCACGTTTGTTCCCCCTAACCCCTATGAATGTTTTGTTGACTTTCTTGGCCGGCGTACGATGTCTTGTACGCTTCCGGCCTGGAGCACCTGCTACCAAATTGGGTTTGCTGACGCC